ATTAAATATTTTTCAGCAGTTCCGCCTAACTTTACAAATTTATCAGCGTTTATTTGTTGTGTATATCCTTGTGAAACATAAGATATATTTCTTAAAACTGCTAAAGAAGATAGTAATTGACTTTTACTTTCAATCGTACCACTATCCGCAATTACTCTTGTGTAAAAAGCATCAAATATGGTATAGTCCATATCTAAGTAAGTTAATTGTGCTTCTATTGGTAGGGGTAACTGATTTAACTGTGTCTGTAAATTACTTGTCGCTCCTTTTACAAATGCTAATTCTGTTAAAGATGGATATGTAGCAGTTGTTAAAGTTTGAATGTTTTTATTAGCATCTAAAGCTAATAATTGAGAAGCGGTTAATGACGTTAATATTGGAGCTGTTGAAAATGTTTTAGCACCAGCTATTGTTTCTGCTCCAGTTGTGTGAACTACTGCATTGTCATTTGCCTTTAAAGCCAATGCATCGAAAACAGCATCTTGACTTGGAGCAGTTGCAGTTACTCCATTTGTAATTGTTTGTACAACTATTGCATCCAACTGACTCTTAACAACTACGTCTGTACTTGCCGTTCCTGCTGTGGCTGTTATTTTACCATCGTTTTGTATTGCTGTTTTTAATACTCCCGATGATTTAAAATCAACAATATTCCCTGTTCCATTAGTTCCAAATTCTCCAGCTAATCCTTCTTCAGAATATCCCCAAACTCCTTTACCATCTATTGAACCTCCATAAACAGCCGTATCAATACCTGGACATTCTATATTTATACCAATTGTAGCAGTACCAGCAATGGCTAATATTTGCTGTAGTCCTGTTGATTGAATTTTATCTCTAACAGCGTTTTTTGATGGTGCAATAGTAGTAACACCATTCCAAGATGTATCATCATAAGCGGTGTCTGAAACCTTAGCATTTGCAATAGTTTGAACTTGTCCAGCAGTTTGATATCCACTTGGATTTGATGCATCATATTTTGAAGCAGCTAATCCACTATACTGACTATTTGTAGCATTATCTCCTGTATTAGTTCCACTTGTATTGGTTATTTTAGTCTTTTCAGCAGGAGTTAATAAACCTGCATTTGTGCCATCAGCTAAAAGTAAAGTTGCATCTGTACCTGTATTGCTTGTTACTATTCCATTTGTTGGACTTGCAGTATATCCTAAATTAGTAGTACCAACAATAGAAGTTAATGATGTAGTAGTTCCATTATCTAACAATACATTTGCACCTGTACCACCACTTTTAATAAATGAATTTGCAGTTATTGAATTAGTAGTAGTAGAACCTAAATCTGTAACTGATTGTAAATTTTGAGCATTAACACCTACAGGAGTTGCTTGATTTATATTTACAGTAGTTAAATTTGGATTTACAGTTATTGCAACCGTTTCTACTGTTTCATAAACATTAATATCTATTATATCGTTTGCCATTATCGAGTTACATCATTAGTTACATAAAAATTTCCACTTATATAAGTCTTAATAGTTCCATCAGCTTTTATAAGTTCAATGTCATAAATATAAGTATTAGCATCAATATTAATTATTTGCTTATTAATCTTAAATAAGCCACTTGCAGCAGTTGTTATAGTTATTCCTGCATTTGCAACCGATGTAAGTGATAAATAAACTATACCTCCGTACTCTTTTCTTAACTGCATTCTTAAAGTGCAACCTGTTAAATTTAAAGCTACTGAATTAACGAGCATTTGAAAATTTACTATTTCAAATGTATCTCCTTTTATATGTGTAAAGTCTAAAGCCATTATTTGTCTTTATTTAGTTTGTTTAAAAATACCTCTAACTTTTTTACGTTAGTTTCTTTTGGCTTGTATGTTTCTTTTATAGTACCCATCCTGTGAAATTTGCGTCTTTATCTGGATAAACATCAGCATTTGAATTTAGATAATATTCAGGAAATAAAGTTTGGTTAAAACTCATATAGTCTATAAAACGATTTGTATAACTTTGTGCAACGTCTCTTTCTTTTTCAATTAAGAAATCTATTTCAGATTTTTCAACTGTAGAACTGTTTTCTGAATTATGTTTGAATACTCCTTTATTTGATACTTTATAAGCAGCGTAAGGTAAAAACTCTACCATTGCCCAATGTATTACCATTGGTTTAATATATTTGCTTAAAAGCGTTGTATATGGAGCAGCTAAATTACCTGCTACAATACCATCGTTGATTTTGTCATATAGTTTAGTTCCTAAATAATTTTGTATGTGTAATTGTTGTGCTTGATAAATATATTGTGTGTATATATCAGGGTCTAAATTACCATTTAAGTTAGTGAATTTAACTATATCATTTGTGCTTATAAAAAGTCCTTGTGCCATATCTTAATTAGTTTGTATATCCCATTTTATTCCAATACTCTTGTGTATATCCTTTTGTAGGCATATCACTTGGCTTCATAGACACTTCTTTTTCATTACGTATTCTATATCCATATTTTTCAGCTATTGCATTGCTTAATGGTTTTGCTTTTGGACTTGTTGGGTCTATTTTTACGCCATCTAAATTAGCGTATGTTCTACGCAACCATTTATGTTCACATCTTGCACCACCTTTATATAACCAAATAGAATATGTATCAGCACCTTTAACGCCAAATCCTGCATTTACAACTTGTCCACCCATAGAAATAATATCTTCTTTTCTATAAACTTTGTCAGCATTTACCATTTTATTGCAAAATTCTCTTTGTCCTGATAAATTTCCACTATAAACATATCTTGTAATGAAGTTTACACCATCAACAACTTTATCTTGTTCAGATTTATTTGTTGGTCTTGCAACTCCTGTAGTTACAAATTGCCACATTTTAGATAATGTACTTTCTTTTTTAGAATTTATGTTTTGTATTTCTAAATCTAATTCATCTTCTGTATCATAATCAACTTCTGTTTCATCAATTATTAACCATTCTTCACCTAATGTTTCTCCTTTTTCAATTAGTAAATCAGCAATAGAATCATTTGATAAATTATGTGAACACATTTTAACGCCTGTTTCTTCTTCCATTGTTTCAGCATCCATTCCAGATACATCAATAAATTCTAAAGGTTGTATTGTTTTGAAATATAACTTTAATGATATATTGTTAATAGCTAAAATAACGTCTAATGCTTCAATTATTTCAAGTTGATATGGTTTTATTACTATATTGTCAAATAATAGCGTAGCAGTCTTTATTTCGTCTGCATTGTTACCTAATCCACCATCACCTGTTCTAATTCCTAATAACATTGGAGAAGTAACTCTATGTCCTACTATTAGTTTTTCAAAACATTCTTTGCTTAAATATTCATAATGTGCAGGAGCATCGTTTAAAGGTAAATCTTCAACAGTTGTTTTTGATTCAGCATTTTGATTAAAAGCTACAATTACTTTTTCTCCTCTTGCACCTGTTAATTTAGAAAGAACATCACGTTTAATTTTATCACGCATTTCTTCTGTTGGAATACCTGCATTAAAATTGATTACTTTTGTACCACTAAATCCGTTTTGACAATCATTTATTTGATAATCTGCTATGTTTTCTTCTAATAAAGCATAAGGTAAAGCACCAGAATAATCTATTGGACTGTAATAATCAAATCCACTTACATAAGGTTTAATAACATATATTTCAACTTCGTTACCATTACCGAATCCAAAAGCAGGTATTTTTCTAATTTGTTCAGTTGGTTTTTTATTTTTCCAATCGTTGTGATAATACCAAGCTTCAATTTGTCCTTTATCATTACATTTTTCTGCTCTTAATGTTTGCATTGGAAAGTGTAAAACTTGTTTTACTTGTTTCTTTTCCATTACAACTTGCATTGCAGCCATTCCTAAAAGTTTGCGTTCTAAAGCTATTTTCTTTAAATCAGAATCTTTTATAATAGACTTCATTTGTGCATATTCATTAGGCTTTTTATTAGAATCTAAAGCATCTAATCCTTTGCCATAAATCATATTAGCAACACCTGTTATAATAGCACCATTTGTAGCACTATAAAGATACCTATCAATCAAATATTGAAAGTAATTATTATCACTTCCATATTCAATAAAATCATTCTTTTTATTTTCTTGTATTACAGGACTTGTATAAGCACTTAAATTTACTATTGATATATTACTCATATATTTTAAATTCGTTGTTTGTATTGTTTGCTACGTATTCATTTAGATTGACTGTGTATGTATCTGTATTTTGATTAGTACAAAAAACTTTATCTTTGTAAACTATATCGTTATTGTTTTTAATAGTCAAATTATAAAACGTATTTTCTTTTAATGCAAAAACAGTTGTCGTTGTTAAATAATAATCAGATAGGAAAAAATCAGCAGCTATATTTGTTTCACTTCCTGTTGTTTCATTTCTTAAAACAATAGTAGTAGCTTTTAATTCACGTGGAATAAAACTAAATGTTTGTGCAGTATTTTGTTCTTTTAAAATTATCATAATCTATTTTATTTAATAATAAATTTAACGTAGAATTGTTTTAAAACAAAAAAGGCATACTAATTAAAGTACACCTTTTTAAAAAACAAACAAAACAAATATTATGCTACAGTACCTTCAACAATAGAAGCAAGTATTCCTGTAGTTAATGGGCCAGTTACAAAGTTTGCAGGTAATTTTTCCATACCTTGAAATTCCATTTTGTAAGATGAAGAATCTCCCATTGCAGCACCTGTAGATATAGTAGCGGTTACTAAATCCATTCCTTTGGTTAATCCTGCCATAAAGAAACTACCGTTGTTATCTTCAACAATAACTTGTGGTCTACCATAAGCTAATAATTTAAGTTGTTTATGGTCAGCAATAGTTAATTTTTTAATATCCAAAGTTAATTTTTGGTCAACAAAAGTAGTTCCATTATCTCTTGAACTTGTTACAGTTTGCTCAAAAGTAGAAGTTCCTTTTAATTCGTATTTGTAACCAATAGGAGTACCACCTAAAGCAGTAATTACATCCTCTTGTCCTGCCGTTGCAGAATATGTTACTGTTGTAGCATCACCCCAATTAATGAAGTAAACTGCTTTTAATCCTCCTAAACTGTCTTTACATTGTACAGCTCTTCCTAATGATATATCGCAAGGCATAATTTTATATTTTTAAAGTTAAAAAAAAGGGTAGGCAATTTTACCTACCCATTATTTAGTATTATAATTCAGATTATGCAGTTGGTGTGTAAAGTACAATTTCAGCACCTACACCATATTGAACTGCAGCACTAAATCTCATTACTACTCTTACATTTTGTGAACCATCGATATCAGCTAAATCAATTACTTGAACTTCGTTTTGGTCAGATAACAAACCTGTTCCAAAGTATAGGTTAGATTTTTGAGCAGCAATAGCAAAATCATTTGTCATTCCGTTACAAACAAAGATTTTAACACCATCAAAAGAAAGTGAACCATTGTTAAACCATTGTGTTCCTTGTGCGTTTGTACCGTTAGCACCTAAACCTGATGCTCCAAATCCACCTAAAGCACGTACATAATCACGAGCAATAGATTGAGAAACGTATAAATACAAATCTTCTTTTCCGTAAAGTGCAGCAGGAATAGCATCAACAATTTTTCCAAGTTCAGCAACTACATTAGCAGCAGTTACACCACCAGCAGCACCAACTACATCAATAACTGTAGCATCAGCAGTAGCAAGAGTTTGGAATCCGTCAAATTCTCCAGCGTTAGCAGTAACACCTTTCCAAATGTTTTGTTCTGTTTTTTCAGCAACTTTAGCTACAACGTGAGACAATAAGAAATCAGCAAATGATGGAGGCAAAGTGTCAAATGCAGAATATCCCATCTGAATTGCTTCCCAATCAGAACGGAAATCTTTTTTACAAAGTTGTAAATTTACTTGAAATTCTTCAGGAGTAATAATTCTTTCTGTAAGAGTTACAGTAGAAGTAGCATCGAAATCACAGGTTGCATTTTTTACAATAGCATCTGTAGCGATTCTTTTAATTACTTCTTTAAAAGCAATGTTTGGTTTAACTTCAATACCACCGTTGGCGATAGTTGAACCTGATAATAATGCAGCAGAAATATATTTTCCTGCATTTTGTCCCGCATAAGTAGTAGTAATACTTGTTGTAGTAGCCATAATTTATTATTTTTTAATTAAAAAGTTTTGCCATAACTATATCTTGTGTAGTCATTTGGCGATTAGTTGATATTTTATTTATTCTTAATTCAGATTTAACTTCTGGTGAATGTGTTAATGGTTCAACAACAACATCAGAACTTAATTCTTCTTTTACTTCTTTTGCTAATTTTAATTCAGCAATTTCAGTACGTAGTTTTTCAATTTCAGAAAAGAACATTTCTTTAGAAACTGATTCAACAATTCTTTTAGGAGTTGCTACTGTTTCAGCTTGTGCTTCAACCTCAACTTCTACTTCAGCTTCTGGAGTTTCTTCTTCTACAATGGCTTCTTTAATTTCAGCAATAACACCTTCAACTGCTAC